CCATGGTTATGGCAGCTATGGAAAAAAATATTTTTGAACATATAAGTTTGATGGCTCAAGAACAGATAGAATTAGAGTTTGCACAAGAGTTACCACAACTTGCACAGATGCAACAAATGGCAATGCAAAATCCACAAATGCAAATGCAAGTTCAACAACTAAGTCAAAAGATTGAAGCTAGGAAAGCTGTGTTAATTGCAAATATGATGGAAGAATTTTTAAAAGAAGAACGTGAAGTTACATCTGGTTTTGGTAATGACCCTGTTGCTAAACTAAGAGCAAGAGAATTAGACCTTAGAGCAATGGACAATGAGAGAAAAAGAGTCGAAGGACAAGAAAAAATTGACCTTGATCGAATGAAAACAATGATGAATCAACAAAGCAAGGATGAAAAACTTGATCAAAATGAAGAATTAGCAAAATTAAGAGCTAATACATCAATTGAAAAAACAATTTTAAGTAAAACTATACCAAATGTAGACAAAATGATGCCAAGTATAGAGATTGAAAAATACGAAGGAGAAAATAGGTGAAAAAAGAACAAAAAAAGGTTAAAAAGGTAATGAGAGAATTTAAAAAAGGCACTCTCAAAATTGGTGGCTCTGATAAAAAAGTAAAAAATCGTAAACAAGCGATTGCAATTGCACTTAACAGAGCTGGCATAAATAAAAACAGGAGGAAAAATGGCAAAAGAGGATAAATTTTTTGTTGAGTCTGAAGAAATAGGTATTCCATCTCAAAATATTGAGTTGGACCCTAGATCTGTAACAACTGCAGACGGTATGCCAAGAAATTACATACCAACTGGAGATGAAACAGAGGTTAGAGGAACAAAAAGAATGCTGAAGGACAAGAAAAAAACAGCTAAGTGGTATTAACATGTGGTTATCGGCAATAAAATTAGCCGTCTCTGCAGGTTCAAAAATTTATGCAAACAAGCAGAAGGCAAAAGTCGCAATGTCTGATGCTCAACTGTTGCACGCAGAACGACAGGCTCGAGGTGAGGAAGCTTACCAAGGCAAGTTGTTAGAGGCACGTCAAAACGATTACAAGGACGAGTTCGTTCTTGTGATTTTGTCTGCGCCTATAATTGTGCTGGCCTGGGGAGTCTTTAGTGACAATCCAGTTGCTATGGAGAAGGTAAAAATCTTCTTCGAACATTTTGCGGCACTGCCGACCTGGTTCAGTACCCTTTGGATCCTCGTCGTCGGAAGTATATTTGGTATAAAGGGAACACAAATCTTTAAAAACGGAGGAAAAAAATAATGGCTAATCCAAGATTTAATAAACAAGTCACTCAACCAAGAAAAGCAGCAATGGGTGGTGGAATGATGAGAACAAAAAAAGCAGGCGGTGGCAGAGGTATGATCTCTGGCAAAGCTAGAAAAGATGAGGCGTCTGGTTTCTACTCACCTGATATGGGTATGAGAGGTGGAACTATGATGAAAAAAGGTGGTCGTGTTGGTAAGAAAAAACAAGGCTTCAAAGATAGAAAAGATGAGTCTATTGCTATGAGAATCAAAAAGAAAAGAACTAAGAAGCAATTAAAAGCTTCTAGAGATGAGTCTTATGGTAAGTTTGGTTCTAAAGCTAAGAAGTCTGGCAAAATCAATAGATAATGTCACGACGAGGTAAACAACTTCAAAAGCTCATTAAACAGATGACGCAGAAGAAGAAAAAAAAGCCTCTAAAGAAATCATCAAGAGTGGTAGCTTTAGAGGGTAAACGTTTTTTTAAACGTGGAGGAAAAGCAAAATGACAAAACTATGTCCAAGAGGTAAAGCAGCAGCAAAAAGAAAATTTGCTGTGTACCCGTCAGCATACGCAAATGCATACGCGAGTAAAATTTGTGCAGGTAAAATTAAAGATCCTTCTGGAGTCAAAAGAAAAGATTTCAAAGGAAGAAAAAAAGCTGCCGGTGGTGGTTTGATGGAAGCAACACAAAGACTAAGAAGACAAGGTTTGAAAAAAGGATCTGTCGCTAGAGGATGTGGTGCAATTATGCCTGACAGAGCAAAAGAAACAAAAATGTATACATAACATGGCAAAGAATGGTCTTGATAAATGGTTCAAACAAAAATGGGTAGATATTGGAAGCAAGCGAAAAGATGGATCCTTCGCAAAGTGTGGCCGTTCAAAACAAAAGAAGGACGCCAAGAGGAAGTATCCAAAATGCGTGCCACTAGCCAAAGCGAGAAGAATGTCAGAGGGACAGAGAAAATCTGCCGTTGCCAGGAAACGGGCAGCTGCCAATGTGGGACCTAAACCTACAAACGTTGCAACATTTTCTAAAAGAAAAAAAAGAGCTGATGGTGGAGATGCAATGATAAGACAAGCTCAAAAAAATTATACAGGTAGTTACATCTCTGGAGATTTAGGTGGTGTAAAAGTTTCTAATCCTAGTTACAGAAAATATTATAAAGGATTAATTTAATGTTAGTAGAACGAGTAACTATGGCAAAAGGTGGTATGCCACCAAGAAATAAAAAAAATTTTAGAGCCACTAAAAAAGGCGCTGGAATGACAGAGGCTGGAGTTAAAGCTTATAGAAAACTTAATCCAGGTTCTAAATTAAAAACAGCCGTGACGGGTAAAGTAAAACCTGGGTCAAAAGCTGCGAAGAGACGTAAGTCCTTCTGCGCGAGAAGCGCCGGTCAAATGAAAAAATTTCCAAAGGCAGCAAAAGATCCTAATTCTAGATTACGTCAGGCTAGAAGAAGATGGAAATGTTAAAAAAATTTTTAATAAAAATATTAGGATTAGATAGATTAGATTATAGAGTTAGAAGATTAGAAAGAGAAAAATATTGGAAGGAGAAATATGAAAAAACAAAAAGCTAAAATAAAAAAAGTTATGAAAGCTTTAAAAAAAGCATCTAAGGCACATGCAGGTCAAGCAAAGGCTTTGAAAGGGGTTCTAGATGGCAGATCCAAAAAAAGGAACAGGTAAAAAACCTAAAGGTAGTGGGCGTCGTCTTTATACTGATGAAAACCCCAGAGACACTGTTTCGATTAAGTTTGCTACTCCGACGGATGCGCGCAAGACGGTGGCGAAAGTTAAAAAAATCAGTAAACCGTTTGCTAGAAAAATTCAAATATTGACTGTTGGAGAACAGCGAGCCAAAGTCATGGGTAAGTCACAGGTAGCTGCTATATTTAAGAAAGGCAAAGAGTCTATTAGAAAGGGGAAAAAAACATAATGGATGACTTTATAATAATAACTAAATTACAGAAACAAATAAAAGAACAGTATCAACAAATTGGAGATGCCATGATAGCTGGAGGTATTGACAATATGGAAAAATACAAATATATGATGGGACAGGCACATGCCTACTTAAAAATATCACAGGATATCTCTAACCTGCTAAATAAAAAGGAGCAACAAGATGAAAAAGGAACAATTATCAAACTCGACACCAAAGGTTAAATATGCTTTGGCAGAAAAATATCAAGAAGAAACCGATAAACAACATCAAAAAGAAGTTGATGGATACGAAAGATTAAAGAAAAAAGAATCCGAATTATTACCTAGACCGACCGGTTGGAGACTTTTAGTTTTACCATTTAAAATGCCAGAAAAAACAAAAGGTGGTTTGTATCTTGGACAAGACACTTTGGAACGACAACAAGTAGCCTCTACTTGTGGATTAGTTTTATCAGAGGGTCCAGATTGTTATAAAGATAAAGATAAATTTCCAGAGGGTCCTTGGTGTAAAAAAGGAGATTGGGTAATCTTTGCACGTTATGCGGGATCACGAATACAAATTGACGGGGGTGAAGTTAGAATGCTAAACGATGATGAAGTATTAGCTACGATAGATAACCCCGAAGATATACTTCATCAATACTAAACATAGACAGGAGAAACTATGCCAGAAGAAGAAAAAAAAACAGTAGACCTCGATACCTCCGGTCCAGCAATGGATGTCGATGTACCTGAAACAAAAGAGGAGGCTTTAATAGAACAGAAAGAGATACCTGCTGAAGAGCCAACGATTAGGGCTGTTGAAACAGATCAACCAGCTGAAGTAAAGACAGAAGAAAGTCCCAAAGAAGAAAAGAAAGATGATAAAGAATTAGAACAATACTCTGACTCTGTTCAGAAAAGAATAGCCAAGTTAACAAAAAAGTGGAGAGAAGCTGAACGTCAAAAAGATGAAGCAGTTTCTTATGCTGCTAGAGTTTTAAGAGATAAAAAATCTAGTGAAGCAAAACTTTCTAAATTACAACCAGACTATCTTTCTGTAACTGAAGAGGGTATAAAAAATGGTATTGAAGCTGCTCAAGCTAAATTAATAACAGCTAGAGAGGCTAATGATTTCAAAGCGGAATCAGAGGCTTTAGCTCAAATATCAGAATTTGGATATAAAAAAGCTAAACTTGATGAAGCTAAAACAGCACAAGAGGCTTTTGAAAAACAACAAAAGGATAAGAAAACCTCAGAATCAGTAGCTGCAATAAATCAAGCGCCCGCTCAACCAGATCCTAAAGCTGAAGCATGGAGTGAAAAAAATACATGGTTTGGCCAGGATAACGCGATGACGTACACTGCTTTTGATTTACATAAAAAGTTAACTGAACAAGAGGGATATGATCCATCAAGTGACGAATATTATGCTGAAATAGATAAGAGAATAAGACTTGAATTTCCGCATAAGTTTGATAATACTAATAATAATGGAGAAGACAAACGTCCCGCTCCGGTGCAAACAGTAGCTTCAGCGAAGCGAAGCACCAAATCTGGACGCAAAACTGTGAGGCTCACACCATCACAGGTCGCAATCGCTAAAAAATTAGGTGTGCCACTTGAAGAATATGCGAAACAATTAAACATCACGAAGGAGGCATAAGCATATGGAAAATAAAAATGATAAAAAAGTCTCTCGTGCGAGCCAAACTAGAGAAAAAGAAGTTAGAAAAAAAGTTTGGACTCCACCATCAGCATTAGATGCACCCCCTGCGCCAACAGGTTTTAGACATAGATGGCTACGGGCTGAATCTTTAGGATTTGTTGATACTAAAAACGTACAAGGTCGATTAAGATCTGGATACGAATTAGTGAGAGCAGATGAATATCCTGATTCAGACTATCCAAAAGTCGAAGATGGCAAATACAAGGGAGTAATCGGTGTTGGCGGCCTAGTGCTGGCTAGGGTACCGGAGGAGATCGCGCAACAAAGAACTGATCATTATGCTAAACAGCATGCTGAGAAGATTGAAGCAATGGATAACGATCTTATGAAGGAACAGCACCCAAGCATGCCTATCGATATCGACAGGCAATCGCGTGTGACTTTTGGTGGCTCAAAGAAATCCTAATTAGGAATTCTAACCATCGAGGAACATAAACCCGTACTGGAAGCCCTTCGGGGCAGGTACATTAATAAGGAGGCCTATTATGGCAAATCAAAACGCTCCTTTTGGTCTTAGACCAATTGGAAAAATTGGTCAGAATAGAGACAACCAGGGTTTAAGTGAGTACAGCATTAAAGCGAACGATACCACTAGCATCTTCTTTCAAGATGTAGTGAACGCTACAGCAGATGGAACAGTTCATCTTGGTGCAGCATCAGAAGCTTTCATGGTGGGATCACTCAATGGAGTCTTTTATACTGATCCAACAACAAGTAAGCCTACGTTTAGAAACAATTACGCTCAAGTAAATGCGAGTGATATTGTTGCTTTCGTAGCTGATGATCCGTACGAAAGATTTGAAATTCAGTCGGACAACACACTTGCGTCTGCGCAAACTGATGTGTTCAACAATTTCAATCTTAGCGTTAACCCAACTACACCGAGTGCGGCTAATAATGTGTCAACAACACAATTAGACGACTCGACTACAACAACGGGAACGGCTCAAGTAAAAGTAACAGGTGTTTCAACAGACATCAAAAACAATGATTTAAGTGCATCGCACGTAAACTTTGTTGTGATGATTAATGAGCACTTATATAACGCCAAAAATAACGGCATATAATAGCTAGAATAGGAGAACAATAATGGCAATAAGTAGAGGACAACTAGTCAAAGAACTAGAGCCAGGTTTGAACGCACTGTTCGGCTTGGAATATAAACGTTATGAGAATCAGCATGCTGAGATATACGTAACAGAAACTTCA